AACGTAACATCATTCTCTGTGTTGAAATGCCAACCATCGCTTTGTACCTCACGACTAATCTCATCCAGTATTGTCAAAGCAGTTGATGCGCTTACAGGGAGAGTCGATGGCGACGAAATAGACGTGACAGGCGATTCACCGATATGCCCCAACATGGAGTTAACGGCTTCTAATTGAGTAGTAAGAGTTGGCATAAATATAAAAAGGGTGTCCCCACCCCCATGAAAGAGGGTGAGGACGGATTAAGGAGTTAAGCTGTAACTTCAACGCAAGCTTCAGGGCGGATAACGCCATGACCCATTGCATATTTAGCAACAAACAGCGTACCTTGACGCTCGATTTGGTATTCAGACTCAGTGGCAAGGTCAAGTAATTTGACAGTACCAACAGCTGCTTTATGACCAGCAATGAACTTAGTACCAGAAAGGTTACCATTGTAACCTGTTCCATTACCAGAACCACTGTGGTTAACGTCAAACACGTCGTTGTTTGCATTGTCGTCGTCTTGATCTTGAGAAGCTTCAGCGACGGAAATGTCAACAAGGTGATTAGACTTGAAGATCTTGATACCAGCAACCATAGGTACACTACCAGCTGCAACAGAACCTTCACCACCATAGTCACGATTAAGTGCAATGTTAGTGGTAGGATCGCTGATTAGCTTGTAGTATTGAGTTGGTGTCAAGATAGCATAACGATCTTCAGCTGGGATGTCTTTCTCGTCAAGTTTTTCAGCAACTGCAAACAAGGCTGTAAGAAGCCCTGCACCAGTAGTTGTTGTTTGACCAGAAACGACTGTGCCTCCAACTCCACCAGTAACGGTAGAGTCTTGACGTGCGCCAGCAACAAGTGTCTTCATTACAGCGAGGTCGAAGCGTTTAGCAAGTGCTTTACCAAGCTCTTGTGCATAGATGCTACGAACGTCGTAATGAGTTTTCAACTCGTCGATGTTTGCTAGGAATGTTGAGGAAAGGAGAACATCATCAATGTTAATTGTGATTTCGTTCTTCTTGATGGGGGATAGGTATGAGTTACCTGCGTCAGCAATGTTTTGACCTGCTGTGTGATACTTTGCAGTAGCAACACCAGTAGCAGGAAATTGAGCAGTCTTTCCGTTAGAGATAGTCCGTACAGTGTGAAGATCCTTCATTATGTTCGATTCTTCGAACGTAGTGAGAATCTCACCTGAGAACACCTTGAGGAAGAGCGCATCAACATCACCAGCGGCATTAATTTGACCTACACGTGAGGCGGTAGTATCTCCATTAGCCATGATATATAACTTTCTTTTTAGGTTTATGTTTTAGGTTTGATCTGTCACTGTCTATGTTTCTTTTGCTAACCTAATGTTATCCTCCGCAGAGGGCATTGTGCTACTTGTCACACGTTAGAGACAAAATTATTTCTTTTTAACACGTAAAGACACACGAGCTGCCTTAGTGTTACTTACAAATTGTTTTCCTTTAGAGCCTTCTTGCTTCTTTTTCTTAGCTGTTGTGGCTCGTTGAGATTGTGATAGGCTTTTAGCTTTTGACATCGGAAGGCAACGGTCTGGATTCTTTTTATTTTTAGACGTTCCGCAAGCTCCTTTAATTTTGCCATCAGTTCCGATTCTGACCCAGTTTTGCGCTCTCCATTTAGCAAGTTCACCCATTACTTTTTTATTTTAAGTTTACTGCGTTTGCCTTTTCCGTACTTCGGATCTTTGCAATACTTGGACGCTGCCATGTTTGCATAAGCTGACGGATATTTATCGAAGGTACGCTTTGCCCAAGCAATACCTTTAGGACATATTTTAGCCACGAGATTTAATCTTTAGACCTTTACGTTTGGCAGCAGCTTTAGCTTTAGCCATTCCTTTAGATGTATACGGATATTCTTTTTTTCCAACTTTAGGCATGATATATAGGGGTTAACATTTCCATTTGCGAAGAGCGAGAGCCTTACGAGTAGGTCTGCCTTTAGAATCTTTCATCGGTCCTTTTACTCCAGACATCCTAGCACAGAACGAACGTTTACGTGCGCCTCCTTTTGGTTGTGGGGCTTTAAGATTTGAACCTGTCTTGCGATTATAGTAGTCACGTCCTTTCTTGGACAGACCACCTGATGGAGATTTATGTTCTTTTCTTAGGGATAGACCTTTACGTTTACTCATTCATAGAAGGGAGATACAAAAAAGCCCTCCGAAGAGGGCAGTAATTAGAAGGCACTTGAAACTGATAAACGATTCTGAACGTCTTTACGATATGCAGGATCAGTCTTATAACGAGGATCACGCATAGCTTCAGTTACTTGTGCAGCGGAATTAAAGGGTTTAGTAGTATTACCTGTAGTGTCGCCCTGCATCAAAGAGGGAGCTTCACCACCTGCTGATCGATACTGTGCATATAAACCACGAACAGCCATGTTAGCTTGCTCTACAGAACCTGACTCAACAACTTCGTTAAAAGCCTGTAGTTCAGATTCAGATAAAGAATCAGATGCCCACTCAGACATTGCTTGGTAGTTAGCTTGTCCGCCAACTGTCTCCATGACCTGTGCAGATTGTGTATCTACAATAGCTTGCTGACCTTGTAAGTAAGTTTCAACAAACTCACGAGGTAATCCAGCTTTAGATAACGTTTCAAAAGTAGCATCAGAGAGTTCGCCACCTTCCATAAACTCAGTAGTAGCTGATTCTATAGCAGTACCTAACTCAGTAGGTTCAGACGGTTGTTCAGTAGGTGGAGCTACAGGTTCATCACTAGAGTTCTGTTGCTCTAATTCCCCATAAGCTTTCGCAAGATCTTCTGCGGAGTTAAACTTCTCAGGTAACCAAGAAGGACGTTCTTCAGTTTGCTCAGTTGGTTGAGCGTTCTCTTGCATAGCGTCTTGCTGTTCAAGAGTAATGTTTTCATCTTGAGTAGGTTCATTTATACTAACTTGTTGTAAGTCTGCCATTATTCTGTGGGTTGTTGAAGGTTAGAAGCTTGATCTGAAATCGCCTTTATTCCAGCAGGACCTAACTTCTCTGTCAACTGTGTTTGTTGAGCTTGTTGCATTTCTGCCATTAGCTCTTCATCTGATTTAACAAGACTCTGTGTCTTAATGCCAAGCGAGATAGCTCGACGTTTAAAGTATTCACCTACGTTTATGTACTGTGCTACAGCTTGTGGACCTACAACTTGGGCTGCTCCAGCAAGGAACAGATCTAGTTTCTGTAGATCGTTACCACGTCCTAATGCTTCAACTCCAGTTACAATAACAGGATTGACCACATCCTTTGGAAGCTTGGGTAGACGCTTAGATTTGTTCATCACGCTCATTAGGCGATTGATGAGAGGTAGCTGTAGTTCTGTAGAAAGTAAAGAATATAGACCACCAATAGATGTCTCAAGCTCTTGACCAAGCATACGTATCTCTTCAGCAGTCACACGCTCTGCGTTACGTACTACACCTGATGTTAACAAGAAGGCATGACCTAGACGGTCTTTGATAGCGTTCATTGTTTCTTGAGCTATACGGAAGTCGTTGAACTTGTTTAGCTGTAGAACAGATACATCACCTGCATTGCCTTGTGTGATAGCTCCGTTGGGAGACTGTGCTAGTTCAGAAGCTCTAGTAGTTCCGTTAGGATTGACCAAGAACAAGACCTTAGCTGCTGCTGCTGATCCTTCAACGATAGCTTGTGTAAGCTTTTCTAAGGACTGCATATCACCAAGATACTCTTCAACATAACCACGTCCGTAGTTCTCTCCATCAATGCGAGAGAAGCGTAGAGGTATGAAAGGATTCTGGTCTATTGCATATGTACCTTGTGAATCAGGAACAGGGTTGCCATCAATGTCTTGATAGATGTGCCACTTGTTGTCCATGAGAACAACAGCAGTATATAGGTTTACGTTTCCTTCTGAATCTGTATCGCCTACGAGAGCTTGCATATTCTCGTCCAACGCTTTGAAAGCAATAGTTTCTTTAGTAGCAATCTTTGTAACGTTACCCATAGGATCACGCTTAACTACATATCTGTCTAAACGGAACACACGTAGTCCACCTTCATCAGGTAGATAAACCAAAGCATTACCTGATATGATAAGATGCTTCAGAGCTTCATGCAGACCAGTGCGATAAGAATCACGACTGATCTCATCCATTACAGATTCCTCTACACGTTGTAAGGATGCTTCGATTTCAGTTATAAGCTCAATAGGTGCGCCTTCATCTTGTAGCTTGAAGGTGTCAACATTGAGACGAAAGAAGGGGGCGTTAGGAGGTAGGAGTGCTAACAGTAATTTAGAGGCGAGGTTATTTACTCCTCTTGCCCCAACGCCCTGAAATGGTGTTTCTAATCGTGAGTGAGGACCAAACCCCTCATCAGGCATAACGTATGGTAGTGTCAGCTTTGAACATTGTCTCGCTCTATCAACGTATTGATAGCGATGTCCCTCCAGTGAGGTATAGATAGATTGAGCAGATTTGTGCATAAATTATTTAACTTGTGATGATCCAAAGTAGAAGCCGACAATAGCCAATGCTGTCTGCCGAACTTCTGGTAAAATTACGTAACCTGTTACAGTTTCCCACTTAGCACCCTTAATCAATCCGAACAAGAAGCTAGTGTCTTTCTGTATGGTTACTCCAAAGTCTGTGAAAGCAAGAACAAACGGTGCAGCTATTACTGCAAACATTGTACTAACGACAATAAAGCGACGTATCCAAGCTCCACCGTCACCGCCACGTTTAGCAGCAGCATCCGCAGATGCGTCAGCAGTCTGTTGTTTCTTGATTGTCTGTTCAAACAAACGAGCTTGGTTCTGTGCTTGGGAAGCCATGAACTTCATAATGAAGCCGCTAGCACCTCCACCTAACATTGCTATAAGTTCTGGTGTCATTCTACTATGTTCTCTATTTTAAGAACCCTGCTTTCAAGGAACTCTATTTTATTATTTTGTATGATGTCAGCAGGTAGTAGACCTTCTTTCTCCCAGTCTACAATCCACTGCTTATTATCAATTACCTTATTGCGTATCATAGACAACTCATGCTCAAGCATTGTAACACGCTCAGTAACATGAAAGTATCCAGTCACAGCTATTGCTGTACCAGCTACTAATGCAAGCAAGTTGCGTAGCGGTATAGTTATAGATGTGCTGTCGTTTATGCTTGGCATTACTTTTTAAGTAGTTCTCGTATTACCTTTATTGCTGAAGATGTCATGTACACAAATGTAGCTACACCAACAGCAAAACCTAGTACCTCATTTACAGGTGTAAGTTCAATAGTAGCAAAGAAGCCAAACATTCCGATAAAAGACCTGTAAATTATATCGTCCATTATTGTTCAAAGATTACTCCTGCCTCCTCTAGTTCTGCCC